AAGCAGGAAGGTGAGAAGGGCAACTCATTTTGGTTTCTATCTTCGTTGGAATTTGGACACGGGTGATTGGAAGGAAGAGTGGGATCTGGCATGAGTGACTATCATCAGATTAGCGAATTTTTAGAGTTTGAGGGTGACAATCCTGCTGTTACTGGGATTGTGGAGAATCCGGGGGCGCTGAATAGGATTAAGCCTTGGATTGGTGATATGATCAGCAATGAGATATATGATGGACGAGAAGTCAAGTCTAGGCTTTTACTCGAGTATATGCATGGGGAGGATTTGTACTACTTTAAGTTGGTGTTTCAAGAATGCTAGAGGATATCAAGAAACTTCTTGACAGGGCCAATGTTAATATACAATCACAGGGGATAGAAGAGGTAGCAATCTACTGTCCATTCCATAGAAATACTGACAGCGCTTCGTGCTATATAAATACAAAGAGTGGACTGTGGCAGTGCTTTAATCCGTCATGTGGCGCAAAGGGGAATTATAGGCAGCTACACAGAAGATTGCTTAATGAAGATGTCACAGAGAACACTGTTGTAAATCCTGAGTTGTTGAAAATTAAGTTAAATAGGAAAGTAGACATTAGTGAAGATATAGAAATGTCTATTGATGGCTTAACTTTGGATTACGAACTTGATGGTCATAAGTTGTCCTCTTTGACAGACCGAGGGTTTGACATGGATACGTTGAAATACTTTGAGGTCTGCTTCTCAGATAAGAAGCAGAGGGTAGTCATCCCGGTCAGAGATGAGAGTTATAAGTTGGTTGGGATGATAGGAAGGGCAACTGATAGTAATCAAGAGCCAAGGTATTTGTATACTAATGGGTTTAAGCGTGCAAAGGTATTGTTCAATCTGTGCAATGCTAAACAGTATGACTCTGTGATTATTACTGAAGGAAGCCTAGATGCTATAAAGATACACCAGGCTGGGTTCCCAAATGTGATAGCAACGCTAGGTTCTAAGATTTCAGAACATCAGTACACTCTGATCAGAAAGTATTTTGATGAAATTATCGCATTTCCCGATGCAGATGAGGCCGGTCGGGTCATGGGACATGATATAATGGTGTCATGCCGTGGACGGCGTGTGCGATGGGCAGAATGCTCAGATGGGCGCGCCGACCCCGGTGACATGACAGCTTCTGAGATTTCAGAGGCTGTCGATAACAGTAAAATTAAACTATAAAATAACTAAGGAGAAAAAGTGAAAACGTTTACATCGTTACAAGAAATGGAAAAGCAAATTGGTGCAACCTCAACTGGGGGTGGCACTAAAAAGTATTTTAGCCTAAAGGATGGGGATTCTTTTAAGATTAGGTTCCGTCAGGAACTGACAGAAGATTCCGCCAATTTTGATTCTGAGGCTGGCACGGCAATGACTACTAACGTGGTTACTTCGGTGATCAATTGGAAGTGGAAGGTTGCTTCTACCGCTCAGAGTGAGCAGCATGGGTACCGTTGCTGGGGCACTGAGCAGGCTATGAACAATGGCAGATGGAAGCCGCGACCGCATTTATTGGTCAATGTCGCAGTTGAGGTTGAGCCGGGGGTATGGGAGCCTAGAGTTGTCGATACTACGTTCAATCAGCGACATATTGGTTTAACGCTAATTGAGTATGCTAAAGAGTTTGGTACGATCACGGATCGTTATTACAAGTATTCCCGTACTGGATCTGGTGCGTCGGATACTAACTATACTCTTATCCCGTTGGAGATTGCTGCTGAGCCTGAGGCTGTTACCGCCTTGCAGTTGCATGATCTGAATGGCATGTACATGTCTCTGCCATATAGTGAGCAGGAGACTTATCTTACGACTGGCGAGCGTGCAAGCGCTCCAGCCAGCGACTGGTAGAAAGTGGGTCGTTGAGGGGGGAGGGGCAAACTGTCCCTCTCCCCTCGACTTACGATATGATATTTGGACTAGACATAGATGGCGTTGTGTGCGATTTCCTTGCAGGTGCGAGGGCGTTGGCAGATAGGTTAGATCTGGATGTTAGTGATAGGGAGTTGGTTCTGGAGTATGAGGGGATGCCGGATAGTTATGAGTCTGTGTTGGATGGGGAGCCGTTCTGGTTGAACATGAAGCCTATTAAAACTTCTTGGCATGTGGTGAATGATCTGTTTGGCAAGGGTAACGATGTTCATTTTGTGACTTCTAGGGCGAAGGAGTCTGCTATAATGGTTACTGAAAGGTGGCTGGATGAGTGGGGCTTCATGTATTCAGGGGTTCATTTTTCATCGAATGGGCATAAGGTCGAGTTGTATAAAGAACTAGGCATGGATGTTTTCGTAGATGATAATCCAGGGATTGTTGGCGAAATAAATACAGTGGGAATGGGGATATTGATGTCTCAAGATTACAATATTACTGATGAAGCGTCTATAAGGATTGACGATTTGTCTGATTTATACGAGTTTGCGTGGTCAAAATGAAGCAACTAAAGCATGATCCGAATAATAGGCCAGACTGGGATTCGTATTTTTTTAATATAGCGCAGGTTGTTTCGCAAAGGTCTACTTGTCCATCAAGAGCTGTTGGTGCTGTCATTGTTGACTCTGAAACGATGGGCATCATATCTACTGGATATAATGGCTCTCCGAAGGGGACTGAACATTGCGCTATCTCTTGTTTAACAAGGGAGCCTGGTAGTGATTTCCGCAAGTGTAGAGCGGTACATGCTGAACTTAATGCAATATTGCATGCTGCACATAACGGTGCAAAGACTAAGAACGCCACAATGTATCTTACTACTACTCCGTGTGTGTTCTGTGCTAGGACTATCATAAATGCTGGTATCAAAGAAGTTAGGGCTATGACTAAGTATCATCATGAAGACGCCATTGACCTCCTTAGTCAAGGTGGAGTGGCCACGGCAGTCATCTCCCCAGTTGAGTTGCGTCACTTGTTGAAGATGTGGCAAAATTAATGGATGACTTTGTACACTTACATTGTCATTCCGAATACAGTCTTTTGGACGGAATGTCAACGCCTAATGATATTGCACGCATAACTTCAAAGCATGGTCAGGTTGCTGCAGCCATTACCGATCATGGAACTATGGGTGGGGTGCTTAAGTTTCAGAAGGCTTGCAAGGATCATGATGTCAAACCTATCTTCGGGATAGAGGCGTACTTCGTTCCAGACGTTAATAATGACGATATGGACGCCAAGTCGGAGAGGTTCCATTTGATATTGCTTGCTAAGAACAATGAGGGATTGACAAAGTTATTTAAATCAACTAAAACTGCGTGGTCTGATAATTTTTATTACAAGCCGAGAATAGATTTCAAATTATTGGAATCATTGGTTGACAATGATGTGGTAGCGTTATCTGGGTGCAGAGGTAGTGCTATTGCGAAGGCTTTGGAGAATGGGGATGAAAGTCGTGCTGCGAAACTGTCTGAAAAGTTTATCAGTATATTCGGAGACGACTTCTATTTTGAGATCCAACCTTGGAATCCTAAAGAGATCAACGATGGCATTGTTGATCTAGCGCAGGCGTATGGGAAGAAGGTCGTTGGGACGGCGGATTGCCATTACCCAACTAAGCATGATGCTGGGTGCGAAGAGGTTCTTCTGACTGCAGCCCAGTACCCCGGTTTTAACGCTGAAGTGCTGAGGCACGCAACTGATCATAGTTGTGCGACTATTACGTCAATGTCGGTGACGGATAAATTAAATACGATGTATCCGAATAGGTTCTTGCGGTTCGATGACATTAGTCCGTACATTGCAGATGCAGAAGAGATATCTAGTTGGTTTGAGGCAGCAGGCTATGGGGATAGCGCTATACTCTCTAACACAATTGAAGTAGCGGAGAAGTGTTCGGCTGAGGTTCAGACGAGACAGTCGTTGCTGCCAAAGTATATTAAAAGTCTCAATTCTAACGAGTATTTGCAGGATATAGCGGTGCATGCTTTGGAAGAAAAGGGATTGGGCGAAGACGACAGGTATTTCAACAGATTAATGGAAGAGTTGGATATTGTCGCAAAGTTGGATTTCTCTGACTATTTCTTGATTATTTGGGATCTGGTTAAGTGGGCAGATCAAAGCGGTATAGGTCGTGGCCCTGGTCGTGGGTCTGTTGGTGGCTCCTTGTTGGCTTACGTACTGGATATCACTATTGTAGATCCTATAAAGTATGACCTCTTGTTCGCTAGATTTATCAACCCTGAAAGGAACGACTATCCAGATATTGACTTGGATTTTGAGGATAAGAGGCGTAAAGAGGTTAAAGACTATCTAGTTGAAAAATGGGGCTACGAGAATGTTGCTGCTATTTCGACTTATGGGGAATTCAAGGCTAAGTCTGTTATCAAAGATGTGTCGAGGGTATTCGCTCTACCCTATGCAGATGTAAATGGTATTACGCCTTTGTTTGAGACTCTTGATGAACTTAAAAGCAATGATAAGGGTAAGTTGTTTTGTCAAAAGTATCCTGATATTATAAGTACCGCTGAGAAGTTGGAGGGGAGAATACGTAATACTGGTATTCATGCTGCTGGAATGGTGGTGTCGTCTGTCCCTCTCAGCGAGGTCTGCCCAATGGAGACTCGCAAAGAGGTTGGGGGCAGCGAGAGGTCACTGGTGTCTGCTTTTGAGATGAACGATGCTGAGGCTGTTGGGCTAATTAAGATTGACATCCTTGGGCTTAAGACGGTTGCTGTAATATCTGATTGTCTAAAGAAGATCAAAGAGTTGCATGGGGTTGATGCCGCAGAGGATTCTTTGAGGCTGGACGATCCTGAAGTATATAAAGCTATTGATTCTGGCAGTACGGCAGGGGTGTTTCAGGCTGAGGCTGGGGCGTACACTAATCTTATTGATCGAATGGGCATATCGGATTTTAATGATCTAGTCGTTAGTAATGCTTTGGTTAGGCCGGGGGCGCTGCTGTCTCAGGGGAAAGATTATATTGCGTGTAAGAAGGGCGAACGGAAGCCTAAGTATATTCATGAATCAGTTGAGTCGATTCTTAGCGATACGTATGGGACAGTGGTGTTTCAGGAGCAGTTGATGGCGGTTGCTGTTGAGATTGCAAACTTTTCATGGTCAGAAGCAGATACATTGCGTAAGATTATCGGAAAGAAGCGTGATATTCGGGAATTTGATAAGTTCAAGGATAAGTTCTTGAATAATGACAAGTTAAGTTTAGATGTATCCAAGAAGGTATGGAATGACTTTGAGTTATCTTCTTTATATATGTTTAACAAATCTCATGCTGTTGCGTATTCTATGCTTACGTATCAAACAATGTGGTTGAAGCACCATTATCCTTTGGAGTACATGTGGAGCATGTTGTCTAATGAGAATAACAAGGAGAAGATAACTGCTTATATTCTGGAGGCTAAGAGGATGGGGATAGAAGTTCTGCCTCCAGATGTTAACACTTCGGATGATTATTTTACTATTGATACTGCTGATCACATTGAGGGTTATGGTATTAGATTTGGATTGTCAAATGTTGCTTCTTGCGGGAAGAAGGCGATAGAAGAAATAAAGAGTAAAAGGCCATTCTCTTCATATGAAGAGTTTACCGGTAAATGCCGCAAGAGTGCTGTGAATAAGACTATCACGGAGAACCTAGACAAGGTTGGGGCGTTCGCTTCATTACGGCATGTATCTGAGTATGAGCATGAGAAGTATTATCTCCCGATACTTGGGTTGCCTGTAAAACAAAACTTCAACGATGATTTCACTGACTATGTTGAGAACTGCGCAGACTTTGACGTTAAAGAGCCTGAGCTGCATATTGTAAGAGGTGTCGTTCGTGCTGCAAAGAAGTGGCCTGGCAATATGCGAGTCGAGTTGGAAGACGAAACTGGATCTCTGACATTGTTTGCTGATAGGGATTGTGAAATATCCACTAGGGATTATATTTATGCATTAGTTGGGGACAAGGGTGTCCATATGCATTGCGATGCTTTTGAATATGAGGACACGGATATGCATAAATTTGTTAAATTGATGCATAAAGGTAAGCAACATCACTATAGCGCTTTGTACGGTCATGGGCTTGGACTGTTTGGCGAAGAGAAGTCGTTGATGTATTGCTTTGACTACCGAGTGTTCCAGACTTCTAAGGGGACGAAGATGGCCAATATGTATTGTTGGGATGGCGAGTCGATGTCTAAGATTGTCATATTCCCCAAATTGTATGGTGTTTTTGCTACAATGTTAAGTAGCAACCAGTGGTACGCAGCCAAATTGGAGGCTATTACTGATAGGAGAACTAGGATTGCAAAGCTTGATGGGTACAAGTTGAGTACCCCGAACTCGATGATTAAGATCGAAGACTATATCGAAAGGAAGAATTTGAATGTTAGTAATTGATAAAAGACGGGGCGATGAGATCCCGAAAAGAGAAATCATACCTACTCCAAGCATGGGGCTTAATCGTGCTTTGGGCGGTGGGTTCTATACTGGGGCCACGCACCTGTTATGGGGAACCCCGTCAGCGGGTAAGACGACTATGGCGTATCACGTTATGGCGAACGCTCAGGAGATGGGGTATAGACCCGTTGTTGTTGACTCTGAGTATTCTTATAATGACGAGTACGCTGCAAAATGCGGTATCAATACAGATGACATTGTTTTGATGCAGGGAACTGTTGTTGAGGATCTGATTAAGAATCTGATCGGATACCTAGAACATCCTGTTGAGAAGCATATTTTCTTATTTGATTCTTTAAGCAATATTATCAAGGAAGAGTTCTACGACAAGCCAGAAGGGGGAAAGGCATTGGGTCTACAGGCGAGATCCCAAGGGTACTTCCTACAGAAACTGGTGCATCATTTGCATAAAGAGAGAAACATAATGCTGTTCATAGCCCATCAGACTGTTGATCTAAGCGGGCTGTATGCACAGCTGAAGGCGAAGATGGGCAATTCGGTCCACCACAATATGCACAATATCGTCAGGTTGTTCCTGTCATATTCAGCAAAAGAGATGGAGAGGGACGATTCAAAGATGATTACTAGTCAGAAGGTTGTGTGGACGATTGACAAGACCAAACAGATTCCATCCATCGGCTCGTCGGGGCACTACTACATTCTGCCACAGGAGGGTACGATAGACTATGATCGGGAACTGATTGATACTGCTATTGAAGGCGGGTTTATTGAGAGAAGGGGTGCATGGTTCAATTTTGATGACAAGAAGTGGAATGGGCTAAACGCCATAGACCTGTCCGCAGAGGACAAGGACAAACTTAAGGAGTTGATGAATGCCTAAGCGCACTGAGAAGGAAGAGATTAAGAAAGATGGCGCTCAGGGAGTCAAAAACTCTGGGCGTGGAATGATGAAGGGTGATGCCAAGTTGGGGAAGTTTCTCATTGATTACAAACATAATGGGAAAACGTTCACTCTTACAAGAGAGGCTTGGAGGAAGATGCGCAAGGATGCCTGGAATTCGCAATACAGGCATCCTTGTATTTCTGTTGTCATGGGTGAAGATAGCGATGTTAAGGTTGCTATAATTGAATGGTCGTTATTTAGACAGTTGATAGAGGGTACAGAGTATGAATGATATAGTAGTTGACATTAATTACATTAGAGAGGCAATGGGAAGTGAGGCTGAGGAATTCATAGAGGTTATGAGGGTTGTTGGTGATATTATTGAGAATCCAAACGATTATCTAGGAATTCAGGCGTCTAAATGTGCTACAATATTAGCAGCGTATAGGACGCAAATGATTGTTAAGTCACAGGCTTACAAGAGAAGATCTTCTCGCATGACTGAGACAGACAAACTGAGAAATGATATTTGGAAAACGCTGTATCAAGCGTTGGAAGAGAATATCAACACGTTGAAGTTGAGTGCCAAGGGAGGCATTAATTAATGAAAAGTCTTGAGAGGTTACGAGTCAAACCTGTGTCTGAGCCTAAGAAGGAGGCGGTCGTTGAGGTTAATGCCGACGATATTTCTGATAGGCTGCTGAAGTCGATAGACGATCATCTTGCTAAAAGAAATAAAACAGAGTTGAAGCGCGTTGATGGATTTCATCCGAGTTACACTAACCAGTGTGCTAGATACTGGGTGTATCTGTTCAGGGGGGTTGAAGTTGAAAATACTTTTGAACCACAGACACATAGAATATTTGACAATGGGCATGCTGTACATGACAGGATCTACTCCTATCTCAGAGAAATGGGCATCCTAGAGTCTGAAGAAATTCCGGTGAATCTAGATGATCCTCCTGTTAGTGGAACTGCTGATGGGATTATCAATTTCGACGGTAGACAGTTGATCGAATTGAAGTCTATATCTGATGCCGGCTTTGCTTATAGAAGAACATATAACAGGCCAAAAGATGACCATGTTAGGCAGGCGCAGATATACATGCATTGTCTAGATTTGTCAAGTGGTTTTGTAATTTATGAAAATAAGAATAATCAAGAAATTTTACCTATTTATATTAAACGTGATGATGATTTTATAGAGAAATTATTTAAGAAGTACAGGAAAATATATGGGGCATTTCTTGAAGACAAGCTACCGGTTCGTCCGTATAAAAGCGCAAGTTCTCAGCAATGCCTCTATTGCAATGCTAGAGATTTTTGTTGGGCGGATAAGGATGTCGGACAGAAAATCTAAAGTTTGCGCCAATGACGGGTGTGAAGTTGAATTCGTTCCAAAAGTATATAATGCTATATATTGCTCTACCGCCTGTAGGCGGATTGTCACTAATGCTAAGATTCTTAAACGTTATCATGATAATAAAGAAGCCTTTTCTAAGAAGCGAATATGCTCTGGTTTCAACAGAGAGTGCAGCACAATCTTATCTAGGTATAATAAAGAGGATATTTGTGAAAGGTGTAAAACAGAGAGATATGTAATGCGGCTCGTCAATTGGGGTTGGGACGAAAAAAAATTAAGAGAGGAAATGCAATGATCATGAAAACGCTAGGTTCACTTAAAAAGCAGAAAATAATAGCAATAGATCCATCTACTAGGTCGTTAGCTTATGCCATTATGGATTCTGATGACGAGATAATTGAGATAGGGAATATTGATTTATCTGGTGTATCCGATTTTAAAGAAAAACTACGTATAATTAGTTGCTCATTGCCTGGGATTATGGAATTGCATAAGCCAAACGTAGCGGTTATTGAGGAAGCTGTGTATATCCAGAATTTCAAGACTAGTAAATTGATATCCTATATTATAGGACATACAATGGGTATACTTGCCGCTACTTGTCCGTTTGTTTTTGAGGCGAATCCTATTGTGTGGAAAAATAAGATTGGATATAAGAAAGTTACTAAGGCCGAAAAGGAACAATATGAGGCAAAATGGGGGGCTACTGAAGCGAAAAAGTGGGCTGCTAAAGAGAGGAAGTCCAGGGTAAGGGAGTTGATGAAAGATAAGTATGGAAATGCATTGGAAGATTCATCGTACAATTCCGACGAAATCGACGCTCTCGCCATCGGGGTGTGGTACAATTTGTGTGGAGGAAAGCCATGCCAATAGAACCGTATAAAGATAAGGGATGGCTTTACGAGCATTATGTTAAGAAACGAATGAATCTATCCGATATAGCAAAAAGGTTAGATCAGAGTCACAATATTTCCATATCACCGCAAGCCTTGTACAACTGGGTTAAGAAATTTGATTTATTGAAATTTAGAGGGAAAGGCAGAAATTTGGCTAGCACTTCTATGAAGCGTCCAAAATCTAAAATGCAAGAGCAGGTTGAAAAACAAAAACGTAAACAGCGTGCCGAAATGATGAATAGACGTAAAGCGATGCAGAAAGGGCGTAAAAGATGACTACCTCAAAAATGCGACACACTGTTGACTCTGCAGATGTGGCCCTGTTCGGACAGTTGGATATGGTTTACAACCAATTGAGATTTGTTGAAGCAGAGCAGAATGAAACGAAGTATGCCTGTAAGGGTTCCGGTAAGTGTTGTAGAATAGGTTTGCGTGTTCACATGTTTGAGTGTGCGAACATAGCCTACAATATTAGGCAGCAGTATTACCTTGTCATGGAAGATAACGGTAAGCAGGCTGCTGATGACTTTATGAATGCCACCATTGATAGACTGGTGGATGCCATGCATGATGAAGATTGGGCAGAGGATGGCAGCACAAAGAGGTTCTGTGCCTTCTATGATAATGGGTGTACGATCTACGGATATCGCCCGATGGTGTGTCGGGCGTTTGGCACGATCACACACGTTGACGACTACTGTCCTAGAGAACGCAATGAGCATGGGCATATAGACTATTTTTCTGGCGGTCCAATTGAAGATGCCGTCAAGTCGTTTCAAGGCATGATGCAAAGATACGCTAACAGCAAGGAGTCTGGAGGGAACTATGACTTGGTTATATATATGCCTCTAGGCGTCCTGTCGTTTCTGTTACCGGATGAGCAACTGAAAGAGTTGTATCAACAGACTGATCCGAAGTTTTGGATGACCGCTGAAGGGTGGTTTAACTATCGAGTTCACTTTACGAAGTTATACGGTTATGACAAAGATACACTTACGAAGGCGGCTAATGATGCTGGACATGATATAGTGTTTGACGATGTTGAAGATGGAACTCTAGTAGAGATAGAGAGATGAGATGGATAGACTTAAAGTTGGTGCTATGTGTGCTGGCTATGGAGGGCTGGAACTTGGCTTATCATATGCCGGTTTTAACGTACAACTTGAATGGGTTGCGGAAAGTGATAAATGGGCATCGGTAGTTCTTGAAGAACGATTCGGTGTTGAAAATCTAGGAGACATAACCAAAATAGAAGATCCCCCTGTTGTCGATATCTGTGTGGCTGGGTTTCCATGCCAGCCAGTATCGCAGGCAGGCAGTCAGAGGGGAATAAACGATGAAAGATGGTTGATTGATGATGTTGTCAGAGTCGCAAACGCAGCAGGAGCCAGATGGCTCTTCTTGGAGAATGTTCTTGGAATATACACCGCCAACGAAGGTGACGCCTTCGGGCAAGTCCTCGCTAGTTTGGCCAAGGGTGGGTACGATGCAAGATGGACAAATATGCGAGCAGATCACGCATGTGGGGCACC